GTCCAAGACCAATAAAGAATAAGACTAGAGAAAACATTACGGCGACATTGTATAAAACCATGATAAAAACTCCTAGCAGTTGATTAAATTAAATATCATCTAATGACGATAAGTAGTATTTCAGCATGATTCAATATTGCTTGTCAATACCCTTTTGCAAAATAATTGAAAATATTTTTCACCCAGTATTTATAAGGGTTTGAGACGGATTCTAGGGGGATATTGCAGGGTAGAGGCTCACAAAAAAACAAAGCAGGGCACGAGAACACGCCAAAAACCACCAAAAAGCCGAAGGCGAACAGTCCAAAGGTCACAAAGAGACAAGAGAGAGAATACACAGGGAAGTTGATAATCTTTCCCCAGTTGCCCTATACTTGGGTAATGAACATTCCGAGAATATACCTATGAGAAAACTAACAAAAAAAGAAATTGCCGAAGGCATACAGTCAATCCCAATCGAAAGAATACTAATGGGTGCTAATAGTCCTAAAGGAATCAAACTCACCAAGAGACAAAAGGAATTCGCAGAGCAAGTAGTAAAGACTGGTAATAAGACAGAAGCATACAGAAGGGCTTACACATCCAATGGGAAGAACACCACAGCATCACGCAATGCAAACACAGTTGCAAAAAATAGCAAAGTGCAGACATACATTACAGCCCTTGAGACGGCTAAAGAAGTGGAGGAATATCTTTTACCCACTCAGTTGAGGACAATAGCAATTCAGAAACTCTCCTCAATGGCTCTCAATGACGAGTTACCACCAGCCCAGCAGTTGAAGGCTCTCGAGTTGGTTGGCAAGATGTCGGAGGTCTCTTTGTTCTCGCAGAGAGTCGAACACATCCACTCAGTAGATAGCAACACGCTGAAGGCTCAGTTACTTACAGCCATTACAACGGCAATAGGAAACAGTCGCACACTCCACGCCAAGACAAAGAGAACGGCTCAAGATTTATTAAGGGAGATTCAACAGGAGGAAGAAGAAACATACACGCCAACTCTAGAAATTCCCCATCTAATCCCCACCCCCAACGAAAACGCAGAACACGACACCCCACCCACCCCCACCCACCCAAATCCGAGTTTGACCATAGGTTCGGAATTGCATACTATTCCCCACAATCAATCACCATCCCAAAGCGAAGAATTGTCACCTTTGCAGATGAAAAGGTTACAACAAGTTGTTGATATTAAAGAAGAAAAAAGTGAAAAGGATGGGGTAGGGGTGCAAAATCCTGGCTGGATTGAAAAGAAAATGAGTATAGAAACACCCCCCATGACAAATTGGGTAGAAAAAGGGTAGGGGGGTATATTTTGGAAAATTACGAAGAATGGAAGAAAAGAATTGATATAGAGGTAGCGGTATTAGATCAAACAATTGCGATATTAAAAACATTAAGAGATGCTACTGCTTTAAGTTCTTTTCCATGTAGCAGTATAAATAGATTTAGGATTGCTAGAAAACAACCGAATGAGGATAAGAATGACTTTTGATGATGTTGAACAGTATCTACAGTATTTAGCTATTCATGATAGGAGAAGGTTAATGATTCTAATGGATAGGTTAAAGCATACGCTGATGCATGATGCTGCTTGGGAGGCGGCACAAGAATTAATTAGGAGAGTAAAGTGACGAAGGCACAAAAGGAAATCTTCCATGTGATTGAAGCTTATTGGAATAACTTTGGCTTTGGTCCTACTGTAGATGATGTGATGTTTATGACTGGCGAGAAAGGTCGTGGCAATACATATAGAAAAATGAAAATACTAATTAAAATAGGGGTTTGCAAAGGGGACTTAAAGTACACTCGTAGCATTCGACCTGCGTATTTAAAACTAAGGCATATTAATGGATGAAGAATTAAAAAGGCTGTTAGAGATTATTGAGCTTCTGCCTGATGAGGAGAAGAAGCCATTGATGCCGATTGTAAGTGCGTACCTTGGATCTGTGATCAGGGAAGAGGGCGAGATTGACTTTATGAGTTTTGTACAGACGATGTGGCCAGGATTTATACATGGCGAACATCATGCGTTAATGGCAGCTAAATTTGAGGAGATTGCTAGTGGAAAAATTAAACGACTTATTATCAATATGCCTCCTCGGCATACTAAGTCTGAATTTGCTTCTTACCTGTTACCTGCTTGGTATTTGGGTAAATTCCCCAATAAAAAAATTATTCAATGCTCGAACACGGCAGAACTAGCGGTTGGTTTTGGTAGGAAGGTGAGGAACTTAGTTGATGGAGAAAATTATGGAAAAGTATTTCCCAATGTATCTCTTCGGTCGGATAGCAAAGCTGCTGGTCGTTGGTCCACCAATGCTAATGGTGAGTATTTTGCTATTGGTGTTGGTGGTACTGTTACTGGTAAGGGAGCTGATTTACTCATTATCGATGATCCTCATTCAGAACAGGAAGCTGCGTTGGCAGCAGGAGATCCTTCGGTTTTTGATAAGGTTTACGAGTGGTATACGTCAGGTCCACGTCAGCGTTTACAACCTGGTGGTTCGATTGTTGTAGTGATGTGTATGGTTGGCGATACAAATGTATTAATGGCTGACGGAACAAACACTTTATTAAAAAATATAAAACAAGGTGATATAGTTGCCACTTTTGATCATGGAAAATTATCAACCAGCAAAGTAAATAACTGGCAGTCAAATGGTTTTGATTTCATATATACGATACAAACACAATCTGGTAAAATACTACAAGCAAATGAGAGACATCCGTTTCTTGTAATGAATGAAGGAGTATTAGAATGGACCAGATTAAAACATCTTCAAGTGGGAGATTTACTTGTATCGTTGAAGGGTGCAACAGACTTGCAAGAGCAAAAACAAAAGCTGGTAAATGCGGACCATGTCAAGCAAAAGCAAGTTATCACCGAAAAAACCCCAACGCACCATTTAAACCATTGGGGCATCATGGAAAGTGGAAAGGTATTATTTGCAAAATGGAAGGATGTAATAAAAAAATTGCAAGTCGTGGCTTATGTTCCACACATTATGGGAAAAAATATACGCCAAAAAAATCAACAGAAGAGGCTCGCAAACATCGCCTTAAATATCGATATGGAATTACTGTTGAACAATATGAAAAAATGGTTCAAGAACGCAATAATAGATGTGATGTATGCGGTCAACCACCAACAACAAAAAATACTCGTGCCCATTGGAATGGAAAATTATGTATTGACCACTGCCATGAAACAGGAAAAATTAGGGGATTATTGTGCAACGACTGCAACCTTGCAGTTGGATACGGAAAAACAGCAAACATACTTGAACGAGCTGCATCGTATCTCCGACTTCACAGTAGACCCAATAGTTAATATTACTTTTTCAGGAAAAGCAGAGGTATTTGATGTTGAAATAGACCGCACTGAAAATTTTATAGCCAATGGTTTTGTTTCCCACAATACTCGCTGGTCAAAGAGAGATTTGACTGGCAAAATTTGTCAGGCGATGATTGACCGAGATGGTGATGAATGGGAGATTATCAGCCTTCCAGCGATTAAGCGAAATGAAAAACCATTATGGCCAGAGTTCTGGAGTTATGATGAACTGTGTAAGCTTCGCATTGAATTACCTTTATCCAAATGGCAAGCCCAGTATCAGCAAGATCCAACAAGTGAAGAAGGTGCGATTGTTAAAAGAGAATGGTGGCAAGTGTGGGAAAAGGAGACACCACCTCCATGTCACTATATAATCCAGTCATGGGATACGGCATTTACGAAGAGTGAGCGAGCCGACTATTCAGCCTGTACAACTTGGGGAGTATTTTATTTAAATGAAAACGAACAAGATCCACATATTATTTTATTGGATGCACTTAAAGAACGTATGGAGTTCCCCACTCTTAAGGAGAGAGCCTACGAGATGTACAAGGATTGGCAACCTGACAGCTTTATTGTTGAAGCGAAAGCGTCTGGTGCTCCCCTTATATTTGAGCTTAGACGAATGGGAATACCTGTTCAAGAGTTTACACCGACTAGGGGAAACGATAAAATATCTAGGGTTAATAGCGTATCAGATTTGTTTGCTAGTGGTAAGGTATGGGCACCAAGAAAAAGATGGGCTGAAGAAGTCGTAGAAGAGCTGGCGGCATTTCCAAACTCAGATCATGATGACTTGGTAGACTCAACCACACAAGCTTTGTTAAGATTCAGAAGAGGTGGATTTATCACTTTACAGAGTGATGAGCCAGATGAGCCTAAAGAATTTAGGCGTAAACGTGCATATTATTAAGGATTCATATGTCAATAGATAAAGCCCTGTATCAAGCTCCACAAGGTTTAGCAGCCATCGATGGACCAGATGTTGAAATTGAGATTGTCGATCCAGAAGAAGTAGACATCAAAATGGATGGCGTAGAAGTCCAACTCGGTGGTGAGTCTATTGAAGACTTTGACGCTAATTTAGCGGAATATGTTCCTGAATCTGTTTTAACGCAAATCGCTGGTGATCTCATGGGAGATTTTCAGTCCGACATTGATTCTCGTAAAGACTGGATACAGACTTATGTGGATGGCTTAGAGTTACTAGGCTTAAAGATTGAAGAACGATCAGAGCCGTGGGAAGGTGCTTGTGGAGTTTACCATCCTGTTTTGGCAGAAGCGGTGATTAAGTTTCAATCTGAAACCATTATGGAAACCTTTCCAGCAAGTGGTCCTGTTAAGGGTGAGATAGTCGGTAAAGAAACCCAAGACAAAAAAGATGCAATGGGTAGAGTGGTTGAAGACATGAACCATCAGCTAGTGGATGTGATGCAAGAATATCGCCCTGAACATGAGCGTATGCTCTGGGGAGTAGGACTTTCAGGTAATGGATTTAAGAAAGTCTATGTTGATCCAACGCTAGATCGTCAGGTTTCGATGTATATTCCAGCAGAAGACTTGGTTGTGCCCTATGGTGCGAGTAGTCTTGAGGCGGCTGAAAGAATTACCCATGTGATGCGTAAGACTGAAAGTGAGATGAATCACTTGATTTATGCAGGATTTTACAGGGATATTAGTTTAGGAACACCAGATAACATTCTGGATGAAGTAGAAAAGAAGATAGCAGAAAAGTTAGGGTTTAGAGCCAGCACGGATGACAGGTTTAAAATCTTAGAAATGCATGTGCACTTAGATTTACCTGGCTTTGAACATAAAGATAAGGCAGGAGCTGAAACTGGAATCGCTCTTCCGTATGTCGTAACGATTGAAAAAGCCAATGGAACGATATTGGCAATTCGTAGAAACTGGAGAGAAGATGACAAGACACACCAAAAAAGACAACATTTTGTTCATTATGGTTATATTCCTGGTTTTGGTTTTTACCACTTTGGGCTTATACACCTTATTGGGGCTTTTGCCAAATCTGGAACTTCTATTTTAAGACAGTTAGTTGATGCAGGATCCTTGTCTAATCTTCCAGGAGGCTTTAAAACTCGTGGATTACGAGTCAAAGGTGACGATACACCGATAGCTCCAGGCGAATTTAGAGACGTAGATGTACCATCTGGCACGATGAAAGACAACATCATGCCGTTGCCGTACAAAGAACCAAGCCAAACATTGATGGCATTGCTCAATCAGATTGTGGAAGAAGGTAGAAGGTTTGCTTCTAGTGGCGATTTGAAGGCAAGTGACATGAGTAGCCAGTCACCAGTCGGTACAACGCTGGCAATTTTGGAAAGAACCTTGAAAGTCATGAGTGCGATACAAGCTCGTATCCACTATTCGATGAAACAAGAGTTTAAATTACTCAAAGAGATTATTGCTGACTACGCTCCAGAGGATTATTCTTTTGAACCTGATACTGGAGACCGTAAAGCTCGTAGATCTGACTATGAAATGGTCAATATTATCCCTGTAAGCGATCCTAATGCGGCTACTATGAGCCAAAAAGTGGTGCAATATCAGGCAGTTTTACAGCTTTCACAGACTGCACCCCAGCTTTATAACTTACCTTATCTACATAGACAGATGTTAGAAGTGATTGGGATAAAAAATGCAGAAAAATTGGTGCCAATGCAAGAAGATATGAAGCCAACGGACCCTATTACGGAGAATATGAACGCTTTAAAGAATAAACCACTCAAAGCTTTCATGTATCAAGACCATCAAGCTCATATTCAGATCCATATGGCTGCATTAAATGATCCAAAAATCAAACAAATCATTGGTCAAAACCCACAAGCACCACAAATTATGCAAGCTTTACAGTCACATATTACCGAGCATGTGGGAATGGAGTATATGAGACAGATGCAAGATCAAATGGGTATCCAAATTCCTTATTCTGATAATGAAGATGAGGAAGTGAAGTTAACACCAGAACAAGAAATGCAGATTACTCGCATGGCTGTACCAGCTGCACAGAATATTTTAGGTCAAAATCAAACGGCTCAAGCTGCACAACAAGCTCAACAAGCTGCACAAGATCCAATTATCCAGATGCAGATGAAAGAATTACAGTTAAAGGCACAAGAAATTGATATTAAGCAGAAGAAGATGCAAATTGATGCTGCTAAAGGTGCTGATCAGATTGAAATTGAAAAAATGCGTATTGCAGCCCAAAAAGAAATTGCTGGTATGCAGATTGGAGCTAAAACAAGATCTGATAGAGAGTCTTTAGAAGCCAAACAACAGTTAGAAGGTATGAAGTTAGGTCATCAAATTGGTAATGCAAAAGCCCAAATGAATCAACAACGCCAAAGTCAAAAACTTCAGGTAACAGCTGATTTATATAAAAACGCTAAACAATTAAAGAAAAAGGAAATTAAATGAAAGAAAAAATACTAGATCATCTTCTCAAACAGATTGATGACAAAGTAAAGATTCTTGAAGAGGCTCTGGGAATCGGTGAAGCCAAAGACTATGCCGATTACCAAAGAATGTGTGGTGAGATACATGGTCTGCTCACCGTGCGTAGAAATATCATAGACCTTAAATCAAGACTGGAGAATTTCGATGAGTAAAATCCTAATCGGCTCAAACACCGATGATGTGAACGCAACAACAACCCTGCCTCAAACAGCAGAAGAAAAAGCAAAGCAGTTACCTGAACCAATGGGTTATCGCATGTTGGTAGCAATACCAGATGCAGAAAAAGAACATAGTGGTGGAATTCTAAAAGCAGATCAAACTCTGCACATGGAAGAAGTCTTATCTACTGTATTCTTTGTTTTAAAAATGGGACCTGATTGTTATCAAGACGAAAAGCGTTTCCCAAATGGTCCGTGGTGTAAAGTCGGTGACTTTATTCTAGCCAGACCGAATACTGGCACTCGCCTGAAGATTCATGGCAGAGAATTTCGATTAATCAATGATGATTCTGTCGAGGCAGTAGTAGATGATCCTCGTGGAATTACTAGAGCTTAAGGAGAACACAATGGCTGAATTTGAAAAACAAGATTTTTCTTTTTTAAGTGAAGATATTGAAGATGATAAAGTTGAAATTGAAGTTGTTGATGATACCCCAGAGGAAGATCGGATTAATGCTGCACCGATGCCAAAAGAAATCGTTGATGAATTTGAAGCTGATGATTTAGAGTCTTACTCTAAAGAAGCTAAACAACGCATTCTTCAAGCAAAGAAACTTTTAAATGACGAGCGTAGGGCTAAAGAAGCAGCTCTCAGAGAAAACGAAGAAGCTATTCGTCTTGCTAATACCATTATTAATGAGAACAAGATTTTAAAAAGTCGACTTTCTGATGGTGAAAAAGTCTATGTTAATACGGCTAAAGAAAAGTTAGCCTCTGACTTAGATAAGGCAAGAAGAGAATATAAAGAAGCGTATGACTCTGGTGATGCTGAAAGATTGGTCGAAGCTCAAGAGCGATTAACTGAAGTGCA